GTCAGGCCAGTGCCTGCGGTGTAGACCTGCGAGGTGCTGAACTGCGCAAACGTGATAGCCGTCGTGCCAAACACAATCGTGCCAGCCGTTGTGCAGACGTAGGAGTTGCCCTTGTTCGTCGTGCCGTTCTGCACGAAGAAGTAATCGTTCTCGCTGAGGTCGCCAGAGCCTGTGCCGTAGGAATCGGTGTCAGTCGAGCGGGTCAGAACCGTGCCGCCAGTCGCCCATGTGTAGACACCGTTGTAGGCTTGGTTGGTTTCGTTCTTGACCAGAATGCGGTCGCCGTTGACGAGGCTGTAGCCATCGAGCGTGGTCAAAGCCACGGACAGCGTCAGCGTCGCGCCGACACCAGCCGTGCCGTTGTTGTAGGTGACCGTGCCTCCCGTTTGCGCGGCAAGGCTTTGGGTGGTCGCCACCTGCACTGGCGCGTGATAAATCAAGCCTGTAGATGCCAAGCCATCCACATACTGTTTGGTCGCCAGTTGCAGGGCGCTGGTGGGGTCTTGCGTCACCGTGACCGAAGTCAGGCCAGCGGGGGCCAATTCAGTGCCGCCAAGAGAGATCGTGCTGGTTCCCAGCGTGATCGACGAGTTGGTCAGCGCCGAGTTGGGGATGTTTGTGAAGGTGTTCGACGCGCCAGACATGGACTTGTTGGTCAAGGTCTGCGTGCCAGTCAGGGTCGCAACGGTTGAATCGATGCTGATCGTGCGGGCGGCGGAGCCATCAAACGTGGTTCCAGAGTTCAACTGCAAGCCAGTGCCGACAGTCAGCGCGGCGGTCGTCGAGGCCGTGATGGTTCCCGACGCGCCCAAAGCAACCGTGACACCGTTGAAGGTCACCGACGAGTTGACTAGGCTGGCATTCGCAATGTTTGTCAGCGTGTTGTCAGGGCCGTTGATGGTTTTGTTGGTCAGGGTCTGGGTGTCCGACAGCGTGGCGACCACGGTGTTGTCAATGCTGATTGTGCCCGTCGAGGTGATCGGGCCGCCCAAGAGGCCAGTGCCAGTGCCCACGGAGGTCACGCCAGAGCCAGCGGCAAGAACTTGCCACGAGCCGTTGATGTAGCCCTCAAACAGGCCCAAATCGGTGTTGTAGCGCAACATCCCGTTCGAGCCAGATGGGCGCTCGACGGTTGTGCCAATTGGCAGGGTCACACTTCCGCTACCGGGCAAAATGGGGTTGGTTGCCAGCGCAATTGTTGGCGTGGTGGTCGGATTGGTGACCGTGATCTGGTTGCCAGTGCCAAAAACCGTGGTGACCGTACCGTCGCCGACACCCAAGGTCACCCATGCGCTCCCTTGGAAGGCGCGGAAACGGGCCAAGGTGGTGTCGTAGCGCACCATGCCAGCCGAACCCACGGGTTCTTGGCCGCTTGTGCCGCTGGGCACGGTGACAGAGCCTGAACCGGGCAAAATTGGGTTGTTTGCGATGGAAATTGTGGGGTTCCCACCCGATCCATTGCCATTTGCGACCGAAATTTGATCGGAAGTGCCCGCAATCAGCACGTTTCCAGCGGTCGTGCCGTTCTGGATCGCCAAAAGACCCGTGCCACCGACCTGCGCAATGGCCGAAATCAGGCCGCTGAGGCTCAAAGTCGGGTTGCCAGACACGCCGTCGGCGTTCGAGACGGCCAAACCAGTGCCAGAAACAGCGATTTGGCGGGCCGTAACGGCCCCTGCGCCCGTTTTTGCGATCAACCCTGTACCTGCGGCCTCCAAAGAGCCTGAAGCGCCGTTAAGCGTGATCTGGAGGGTGCTCTGAGCGCCACCATCGACCAAACCCACGCCAGTTCCACCAGACAGGCGGCGGGAATTGGGCAGGGTCGGCTCTTGGTTGAGGGTCAGAAAGGTCTGAGTCTGAACGGGAGAGCCAGCAATTGCTTGCGTGGTGGTGCGAACGGTCACGCCATTCTGGACGATGGGAACCAACTCTGAGCCTGTGATGGCCCCAGCCGCTGGTAATTGGGTAATTGCGACTTGTGCTGACATTATGTACTCGTGTTATCAGGTGGATTTGGAGCAATAGTGTCCTTGTTCCCAGTCTGAGTGGGAACCTGCGTGTTTTGCTCGGTCGAGATGAGGAACTGACTCGAACCATCCATCGACTGGCTACCAGTCACGAGGTAGTTGTCATCCGCCGCGACGCTCACATCAGGACGTGGGAAGCGCAAATTGATGCGCTCGGTTTTGCGGGCAGGCAAACGATATGGGTCGAGTTGATCCCGGCAACCGCGCTCGGCACACACCCGAAGACCGGGGAAGTTCGTGTCCGCCACCAGCGTGACAAACGGAACCTTCATCTTGCACCTATCGCAAACTGCGATGGCGACAGATGTCAGGCCGCGAGTGTCGAGGAAGGTGGGCATTATCGTGTGTACACCGAAATGTTGGGGGCAAGGTAGATGGGCGACTTGTCGCGCTCTTCGGCCTCGGCTTCGGAGTAGTAGCGGTCAGCCATCGTCTCAAGATACTTGACGCGATCCATCGCAACCTGTGGCAACTCTAGGCTCATGCGGTGAGCCAGCATGAAGACCACGGCCTCATACCAACGCTGGGGCACTTCCAACTCATCGGTCAGTGCGCCCACGTCCATGATCTGGCGCTGATACCAGACCGTCATCTGAATGAAAGGGTCGCTGGGCGTGGGCCAGAGGTAGACCTTGGGCTGAGGGATCGTGCGGTCAAACCAGAACTGGTAGGGCTGGTTGGCCGTGAAGTTCTTGTTGGGCAGGTTCGTGTAGTCGTCGCGGTTCAAGCGGGCCATCTGAATCTCGCGGCTGTTGTTGCCGACAAAGAATTCACGCAAGGCCAGCGTTGTGCCGTCGTAGGCGCGGATGCGGTAGAAGGGCACGGACTGACCGGGGTCGATGTCCGTCCACACCCACTGATTGTCGGAAACCACAATGGTTCCCAAGTCGTCCAGCGTGCTCCATGTCACGCCGTCAACCGAGTATTCGAGGATGATCGACCAAGTGGCCGAGCCGCCACCTGCGACGTATGGCAGGAAGCCAATCGAGCCAGCGTAGATGGGGTTGGTGATGCCGTAATCGACCGCGATGTTGCCGTTGGGGCTGGTCTGTTGGCAGTAGGTGTCCACGTCGGAGTCGTAGACGTTTGCCACCGTGCCGCCTGCGGAGGTGGTGTATGCCCCAGAGGGGCGGTTCATTGTGCGATAAAGCACGTTGAGCACATCGATGCACCCCAAGGGCATCTCGTAGATGTACTGGTCAGCCTTGAGGCCAAAAACCTTTTTGTTGATGGCCCAGTAATTGATGCCGATGTTGGCGAGGTGGGACAGCAAGAAGAACAGGGACTGGCGGGCAGAGACCAGTTGCTCGGAGGTCAACTCCTCAGCCAACTTGCCGCAACGACGAGCACCATGATCGATCAGCGTCTGGACGTTGATGACAGTCGTTCCGACGGTTCCTGAGTAAGCCATACCAGTCCTTTACCAGCCGGGGCAATTCCACCGCTTCAGCGACGCTTTGGCGCGTGGCGCATCCCCCTTTGAATGTTCTACAACCCCACTCATGCGTGCGCAGAATGAGTCTTTTCTTGCCCCACCTTGTGGCTGAGGAGCCTTTAAATTGCTCCCAGTTTCACGGTTGTATTTTGCCCTACCCTTGGCGGTTAATCCAGCGCCTTTGTCGACGGACAACTTCTCACCGCGACCCACAGACAGGCTTGGCCCGCCCTCTTTCATCTTTGCGGTCTTGGCTGACTCACGAAACGCTTCAGCGGTAGGAGCGCCGGGAGAACCGGGCTTGCGCATCTTCTCGCCAGAGCCTTCAGCGATGCGCTGGCGCTTTGCATTGATGTTGGCATAGAGGCCACCACCATCTTTGAATTTCTTGCCCTTGTCAGCGGCGGCAAAGTCCTTGCCCACCGACTGAGGAATGCCGACTTTTTTTGCAAAGCCGGGGTTGTGAGCGACAGCCTCCATAAGGCGATGTTGGGATGCAGATTTGCTGGGCATCATGCCACCTGATTGACTGTTGCGATTACAGAAGGAATTGCCGGATAAGCAGGCGACGTGCTCAACGGCAAGTTCTCAAGAGTCATGGTTGCAATTTCGGGCAACCAAACAATCTCAACATAGTCATTGGCGTTCAGTGCCAAGAAGATGTTCCATGAGGCAACGTTGTACCCAAAAATGCCTGCGCTCTTACGCGCTGGGACTGTGATGTTTGTTGCAGAATTTGCCACATCCACACCGTTCACTCGGAACCAGATCGTTGCCAAGTATTGAGCGTTCTCGACGTTCTTCAATTGAGCACTGAACTGCACGTTGTATTTGCCAGTTACTGGAACTGTCAAACGACTGCCACTTGCAAGTGTCACGCCACCAGAAAGATCGGTGGAGTCAAACGTCATGGCCGTGCCAGCAGACACGCTTCCAGTTTGGTCGGTGTTGCTACTGAACGCGCCATAGTTCGAGTCGTAGGCACGCAGGGTGTCAAGCGTTGCTTTTACGTTTGCGCCAGACTGAACGAGAGGAACAAGTTCTGCACCAGTTAGCGTTGCCGCTGAGGGCATCGCAGAGATTTTTTGATCAGCCATTACGATGCCTCCAAAACGATTTTGCTGGAGTCTTCCTGCAACACATAGCCGGGTGAAGTCTCGTCAGCGATATAAAAAGTTGTCACGGGTGAGCCGCCATACATATCAACGACACCATCATCCCCGACATCGAGGCCATAGTCGGTTCCGCCAATCACGTTCTGCGCACCAACACCCAGCGCAAATCCATCGCTGGTGTTTGCCTGATTGGCAACCCCGCTGTAGCCTACTTTGCCCATCAGATGCCCGCCTGAACCAAATTCAGGGTAGCAGTGCCAGAGCCAGAGTTCACCAGAACCTTGACACCAGTCACGGGGAATGCATAGTTGCCATCAGCGTTTGCGGTTTGCGACGCGACCGTCGGGTGGCTGAACCAAGTCGTAAAGCCCACTGCGGGGTCATCAAAGGTGTGCTGGATGGTGTAGTTGACCGTGCCAGTCACAACAACACCAAAGCCCACGTTAAACGGGGTCTGGTTCGTATTCATCACCAAAGCAGAACTAGAGCCAGTACCTGTCTTTGAAACGGTTTGCACTTTCATGCGTCTCTCCAATTAGAAGCGGGGGCCGAAGCCCCCACTCGTTTTCAACAAGCGCGTCCGCCACGCTTTTTGCCCGGTGTGACAGTTACAGACTCTTTGGTCTTGGTCACGCTCTCAGAACCTTTTGGCATGAGGTAATTCTTTGCCTTGCCATACAGTTCCTTTGCCATACTCAAGGGGTTGAGCGCCTCCTCAAGTTCACGACTCGCCTTGTCGCTGACAGCCTTGGGGTCATTGACCACATACTTGTCACCAGCCGCGCCACCGTCAGCCATCTTCTTCTGGTACTTGCTGTAGACCTCATTCGACTGAGCCTTTGCCTGCCGCATGGCAGTCGCGTTCTCAGCCGCGAAGTTTTTTTGCAAGCGGCCTTCAGCGGGAGTGACATTGCCACCCTTTTTGAAGGTTCCAGCCAGTTTGCTGATGGAGACAGGTGAAGACGGCGTTTTGCGGCCTTGTGGCATTGCTACGGGAGCGCCACTATCAACTTTTCCCCCCGTAGCATAGGCTTTTTTTGAGGTTTTACCCCCACTCTTGTAGCCACCTGCATTGCTCAGTGCAACGCCGCCAGTCTTGTAGCCACCACCGTTACCGTTTTTCACGTCGCCAGTTTTACCACTGGTTTTTCCAGTGTACTCAGCGGTGTGCATCTTGGTGTCGCGGTATGCGCCACCTTGATTTTCGGTGTTGATGATGCCCGACTTAGCCAGACCGCCGTCAGCGTACTTCTGGGCCTTGCCGCCCTTCTTGTAGCCGCCAGCATTGCCCATAGCCACGCCACCAGTTTTGAGACCCTTGTGGCCTTTGCTTGCAGGCTTGGACTCGTGAGACTTCAGTTCTTTTTCAAGACCCTTCATCTTCTTCATCTCGGCCATGTGCTCGGACTTGGACTCGCCACCTTCGGCCTTGCCACCTTTTTTCATCGGTGCAGGCATCGCGGGTTTTGCCATCATTGCCTTACGACGAGCCGCCATAGACGGCTTGCCGGGGGCGCGGACGGGCGCGTTCACAGCAGGACGACCAATCAGGGCAGGCGTGCCCATCATGGCATTGAGTGCGCCGCCACCGTCGGCCATTTTCTTGGCCTTGGTAGTGCTACCACCCTTTTTCATCTTGACTGCGCCACCCTTGGCGAGTTTCAACTCCACCGAGGGTTCTGTGGTCATCATTTTGACCATCGGTTTGAATTGCCCCATGTCGTTCCCCTTTTTAAGCGAATGACTTGTAGACAATCGTCACACGAGCCGCACCTGCCGAGGCCGCTGTACCAGTCTGAGCAAAGGTTGCCGTAGCAGTGACTTCGCTTGAACCAGTGTCAGCCCACGCGCTGTAAACGCCCGTGG